ATATATTTATTTTATTATTATTTTTTTATATAATTAAATATTTTATTAATAATATCCACCTACAGATGTTCCAGGAGCTTCTGAACTTGCTGCTTCTGAACTTGCTGCTTCTGAACTTGCTGCTTCGGGACTTTCTGCGGTTTCTGTTACTGGTGCATCTGAACTAGTAGATTCTTCTGATGTTTCTTCTTCTGAAGCTTCTGAATCACCTGATGCTGGTATCATACCACCTAACATTGGTCCAACCATACATAAAACTATACAAATACAACAAGAACAGAAAATAAAAAATGATGATCCACATGAAGCAGTTGAACCTCCAAATCCAGTAGTCATTGTCAATAAAGAACTTGATTTTTGATCTTGATCTGAAGTTGAATCAGCTGTATTTCGTACTTCATTTTTATTAATATTGGATGATTCATCTCTTTTTTTCAACGTAAGACTTTCATCATTCTGAATTCCAGCACTAGATGCTAAAGAATTTGTAATTGCAGTACCAATATTCATTTTTTGATCAAGTACTTGTCTAAGTTGTATATTTGCTAATTGAGATATATTAGATACAGTTACATTACCACCTACACTTTTTATTTTAATACTCATATCTTGAGATAAATTTATAGCTTGCATTAATTGTGTAACCGTATTACGTGTAAAATTTTGAGTTACTGAATTTTGTATATTTGTTTCAATTGTTTTAGATACATCATTAGTTAAACTAAATGGGGCAGATATAGTTGTTGATACTAATAAATCATTTACTGTTTTTTGTTTTGTTATAATATTTGCATTAGCATTTGCAGGTGGTGGAGGATAAGGTGTTGCTCCTGGAAAAAGAATAGTTTCTTTTTTTGTTTCTGATTTTAAATCATTTTTTTGTTTTACAGCAGCAGCAGTTTGATTTGCAATTTCATTTTGTATATCATTTGATGCTTTACTCATTACATCTGAACTAATATTATTACTAAATTGTTGCATAATTTGATTTGATAAATCTGTTCTTACATTATCAATTGCTGACATTTCTGTACTTATAGCATTTGATAAATCAATTGTTGCTGTTTGGGAAATATTAGATACAGTTACATCTTTAGCAACACCTTCAATATTTATACTTAATTTTTGTGCAATATTAACATTTTGAGATGATGATGATGTTGTATTAGTTATACTATTTACTACCATTTGATTTATCGATGTTGATATACTTTTTAAATTACTTTTATTAATCATTACAACTGAATTATCAATATTATTTAAATTTTGTGTTCTATTTATCTGAGTTTGATCAGTTAATATTGTATTAGGACACGACTGCTCACTCTGACCACTTGTTTCAGTATTACCTCCTCCTATTAAAGGAGTACCAACCACTGTTGTTGAACTGGATGCTGAATTTATACTGCGACCGCCACCATATGGCTTACAATCTGGTGCTGGTGCTGGTGGTGCACCGCCTGAACTAGAAGGAGAATTACCCATTTTAATTTACTTATAATTTACAAAAAGAAAATTATTTTCTATTTTATGGGCATTGAGAAATTTTTTAATACTTTAAAATCATCTTACAAATCAAAATTAATTACCGAATATAATCCTACTAATAAAATATCATCACACATATTGTTTTTTGATTTTAATTCCATAATACATAAAATATCAGCTCAAGTTATTTCTGATCTAAATTATTTATATAAAATTCTATTAATATCTATCAATTACCCTTCCCTTAAACTAATTAAATTTTTTGAAAATAAATATAAAAATTATGAATCTATATTTTATCTATCTATAGATTTTATTCATACACCATCTGGAATATTACAATTAATTAATGATTTAAAAAACTTAGACCCAAATATAATAATTATACACCAAATAATTAAATCAATCGAATATTATATATCTAGTTTTAGCGATTTACAATATATATATTTATCATTAGACGGAATACCAACTATTAGTAAAATTATGGAACAACGCCATCGAAGATATATTGGAGAAATTATTAATAATCAAATTTCAAAAAAAATAAATAATTATGATTTTCCATCTGAATTATCAGAAGAATATCCATATGACTATACCAAATATCATAATACAAAATTTACCTTTTTAAAACTGAATATATCCCCTGGGACTACTTTTATGAAAAAATTAACGAAATCAATAAAAAATCATACATTTCCAGTAAATTTACAAATAAATGACGATACCGTTAGTGGTGAAGGAGAATATAAAATAATTAATTATATTCGTACATATGAAAATTTATTTATTAATAAAAAAATTACTATATACAGTCCTGATTCTGATATGATATTATTATGTTCTATTTTACCTAATGAAATAGATATAATAAGATATGATCAACAAAATAACCAAGATTATATATTATCTACTGAAATATTCAAATTATTAATTACAGAATATATTAATAATACAAATAAAATTAATCAAGATATTATTAATGATATAATATTTATTTTTACAATATTTGGTGATGATTTTTTACCTAAATTAGAAGCGATCCAAGTAAATAATCATTATCTAAAAATACTAGATATATACAAAAAAATATATAAATCAGGATACATTATTGAATCTGATGAAAATATTAAAAAAATAAATTTAAAACAATTACAATTATTTTTTCAAGAATTACAAAAAATAGAATTACCAAATCTATTAGAAATTTTTAATATTAAAAATTCAAATAAAACATTATCAAATCTTACACCAAAAGACTATATTAGAAAAAAAAAGTCATCATTTAATAATGACCCATTAGATAATAACATAATAAATACAATTAATAAAGATATTCATGATAGTAATTATTTAGAAGAACAATATAGTATAAAATATTATTTATATCCAAAAAATACATTTTATAATAAATATTTAATTAATCCAAATACTGCGGTTAAAGAATATATAAATGGATTAATATGGATATTTAATTATTATTTTAATAATAAATTAAATTATAATTGGTATTATCCTTATGAAAAAGCACCATTTATTGAAGATATTGTTGAATATTTAGATACATTATCTTCAATACCTGTAATTGAAGAATCATATCCATTATTATTATCACCTATAGAACAAGCTATTTATACATCACCAATAGAAATAACAGAATTATTATCTAAAAAATATCAAAATATTGCTAAAAAATTTTATAAAAAATACAATTTAACAAATATTTTAGATAAAATAAATAAAATAAATTGCAATAATTCAAATTATTTATCAAAATGTAGTTTGTTACATATTAATCATCCTATTTATAAATTATTACCACTTGAATTTATAAAAGAATTTAGAACAGAATCAACATCAAAAGAATTTATTAAATTAATAAAATATTATGAAATAACAAATGATCCATTTTTTTATGATATTTTGAAAAAAAAAATAGAATCATAAAGTAATATGCATATTTTAGTATCATTTTTTCTAGTTTTTATTTTTATTTTATCATATTTATTATTTTATCATCAGATTGAAACAACAAATATATTAGAAGTAATGCATGCATCATTTACAAGACAATTTATTTTTGAATTAATACCATTTATTATATTATTTAGTGTTAGAGAAATGAAATTTATTGATATTTCTTCCGCATCAGAATTTTTTAATTCCGTTGTAGGTAGAAGTATTATTGGTATGATTGCATTTACTTTTGTATCATTTTCATTAGTAACTACTACACCTAATCCAATTAATACAACCATTAAACAAATTGATTCTGTAATTGATCCATCTCATTCATTAAAATTAAATTCATTTACTCCAAAAATAGATTCTTATAAAAATGAAAATATTAATGCGTTTGAGAAATATATAACATATGCGTCAATATAATAATGAATATTATTGAATGGATTAAATATAAAATATATAATTTTACAAATAATATTACATATAATAAAGTAATAAATTATTCAAATATAAATATTGGTATATTGTTAGCAGCAGGAACCAGTAGTAGATTTAATGCAGATACACCTAAACAATTATATGCTATTAATAATAATTCTATAATATCATATTCAATAAATTCACTAATAAATATAATTGATGAATTAATAATTATTACAAATACATCTTGTTATAATGAAATAAAAGAATTAATAAAAGATAATAATAAAATTACAATATTAATTAATGATATAAATTCTAGAATTATATCAATTAAAACTGGATTAGTTTATATTAATAATAAATATCCAAATATTAATAAAATTATTATTCATGATAGTGCCCGACCATTTGTCAGTGAAAATCAATTTAAAAAAATATTAGAAATAACCGATAAATATGAATATACACAATATTATTTAAAATTAGTTAATGGATTAGCAAAAAAAGAAAATACAAATTATATAATTCGTAATCGTGATAATTATATTGAAATATGTACTCCAACATGTTGTAATTTTAATTTATACTATTTTGTTTTTATGAATTATATTGCTAATAAAAATTCATTTACAAATGAACCAATTACTATATTAAATTTAATGAATATTAAATATGAATTAATTGAAGGTCAGTACAAATATTTAAGAAAAATAACATATTTAGATGATATTTTTTAATTTTTTTTAATAATTATAATATATATAATTATTAAATGACTTTAATAAATGGTATTGAAATAGATAATATTAGATATACTGAAAATGATATTAAAAAAGCAATATTAAATAATTTACCAATTGAAGATAAATTACATGTTATAATGGTAATAAGTAATCCATGTAATTATGCAATTAGATACATATTAGCAAAAGAATTTATTAGAAGAATGAAAGATGAACAAAATGTAATATTATATATTGTTGAATTAGCTTATGGTAATCAAGAATATTATATTACTGATTCTAATAATAAAAAACATTTGCAATTACGAACAAATGAAATGCCCATTTGGCATAAAGAAAATATGATTAATATTGGCATAAGAAAATTATTACCTGATACATGGAAAGCAGTTGCATGGATTGATGCAGATCTTGAATTTGATAATCCTCATTGGGCATTAGATACATTAAAAATTTTAAACGGTAGTAGAGATATTGTACAATTATTTAGTAATGTATTATTTTTAGATCAAAATAATGATACTGATATTATATTTACTAGTTTGGCATTTCAATATATTAAAAAAAATAAAAGAAGTAATAATTCTAATGAAATATCATATTGGCATCCTGGATTTGCATGGGCATGTACTAGACAATTATTTGAAAAAATTGGTGGAATATATGAATATGCTATTACAGGTAACGGAGATACATATTTAGCAGCTTGTTTATTAGGTAGTTATCATACTATATTTGTAGATAATGAATCAGAGGATTATAAAAAATCATTAGAAATATATGAAAATAATATAATAGGTGCAAGATTAGGATATGTTCCAGGTATTATGCGTCATCATTATCATGGTAGTTTACCTAATAGAAAATATCAACTGAGAGGGTCAATATTATCAAAATATAATTATTCACCTACCTTGCATTTAACAAAAGATGAAAATGGATTATTAATACCAAATGAATTATTTCCAATTGAATTAAAAAATGCAATATTAGATCATTTTAAATCAAAAAATGAAGATAATTTAAATAATAATTTTTATATAAAAAATATTATTGAATTAAAATTTAAAAAACCATTAGATACAAATTGTATATTAATAAATCTTAAAAAAGATGTAGATAGATTATCATCTAGTATTACTGAACTTAATAAATTATCAATCCATAAAAATAATATAACATATATAGATGCTGTATATTGGAAAGATATTAATTTTGAAAATAATGTAAATTCTATATTTACTTTTTTACGACAATTTAATAAAAATATTCCTGAAAAAATAATAATTAATGAATTTTCTGAAATAAGTGATCCTAATATTAAAATTCAAAGTGGACCATTAGCATGTTATTGTAGTCATATTAAATCTATGATGTATGGATATTTAAATTTTAAAGATTATACCATTATATGTGAAGATGATATATTAGTTAATAATATAGAAAATTTAGAAAAATATATTTATTCAATTCCAAATGATTGGGATATAATTTGTGCAAATTCAGAACCAAAAGAAAAAAAATATACTGGATCTTATTATAAATTTGATGATATTTTTTATCATTTACATTTTTACATTATTAAAAATAAATGCTTAGAAACAATATTTAAAAATGTATATCCAATCGATGATCAAATTGATATATTAATAGGAAAAATGCATGATAAATTAAATATATATAATATTCCTAATACAATTGATCAAAAACATTTTATAACAAATATACAAAATAATTTGCATGTAATATACAATACACCAGTTTATGCTAAATTAGTAAAAGAATTAGAATTATTAGATCATGTATGTTATTTATATGTAAATGATAAACTACCTAATAATAATGAACAAATAAATAAAAATATATCAAATAAAATAATAGAAGATGTAATTTATGTTAATATATTTAATTATTTAGATACCAATTATAATGTAAATAAAATATTAAATGCAAAATTATTTAATAATAAATTATATACTCAAATACAAAAGATACTACTATACTATATTAAAGATGAAAAATATACAAATATAACTACTACCAGGTATAATAATGCGATTGAACCAGATAATATAATTACGTCAGAGGAAGATGCACTTACATCTAATTTTGCATCTCAATTAATGAATGATATTGATTATATATTAAATTCATATACATTACATAATATTCTAGATGAAGAATATAATGAAACATTAAAAGCTTATGGATTTGGTAGTACTGCAAGTATATATTTATTAAAAGATAATAATATTATTATGAAAGTATATAATAATAAATTAAGATGGAGTTATAAAAATCATGATAATCGTAGTATTATATATAATAATGAATTACTAATTATGCAAAAATTGTCTCAATTAATTAAATATGATATTGATAAATTAACAATTACAATGCAATATTTAGGTGATTCATTATATTATAATTTTTTACTTCCAGATGATTGGGAAACACAAATTATTAATATATTTAATATTTTAAATATAAATAATATATATTATCCTGAATTTAATTTAAATAATATTGTAGTAAAAGATAATGTAATATCGTTTATTGATTTTGGATTAGCTGAAATTCTTAATGATACAGATAATACAAATAATTGTAATGTATTTATTAAATTATTAAAATTATTAAATGATAAATATAAATCAGTACACAATAATACTCAAAGACATATATTATATAATACATTTATGAATAATCTTAGAATTAATAAAATGTATCCATTAAATGTATTCTAATAATTTTTCATATGATATTTTAACAATATTATCTTTTGTAAGTTTTTCCTCTTTATGAATGTATTTATTTGATACACATTCTATCAAATAATTTTTTGAAAAATTTAATTCTAAAAAATAATCTGGATTTTTTGGTATTACTACATTCATTCCTAAAAATAAAACATTATTTAATGGAAAAAATTCATCTACCTTCCATAATTTACCAAAAAAATTTAATGTATTTATATTTTCATATGTAAATGGAAATAAATCTATAAATGGCCAATTATATGTTTTATACGTATCTATGTGGTTAGATTTATGATTTTGAATTGGATATTCTTTATTATTAAAACATATTTTAATAATAATATTATTGATATTAATAATCTTTATTGTATCATTATATTTTTTGATAATATTTTCATATTTATTAATAATACTACTATCAACTAATAAATCTATATCATCATCCCAGGGAATAAAATCATTATGTCTTACATATCCTAATAATGTTCCAGATATTAAACAATATGGTATTTCAAATTCATTTAATATATTTATTGTTATTTGTAATAAATCAATTGCAGTTTGTTTATATTTTCCAAATCCAAGATTTTTATTAAAATATTTATTGATAATATCAATAGTAACATCTGTATCTTTTACAGATTTAATTCGTCTATTCATAACATTTTTTAATATATATCTATTCATAATTTTTTTATATATTAATTATATGAATTATAAACATATTATAATTTTTATAATGGTATTAATAATATTATACTTAATAAATAATAGATATGAAAAAATGAGTGAAGAATACGTATATGAATTTTTTGCTAATCCACCTATCCACGAAAAACAAAATTCAACTGTAGGATTAATTACATTTATGAGAAAACCAATTGATTTATCATTATGGTTTAAACATCATCGAACTATAGGTGTTACACATTTTTTTATCCGTGTAGAAGATACCCCTGAATTAGAAGATTATTTACAAAATCAAAAAGATGTAACATTTGAAATGGGTAATTCAAATAAAGATGGTGATAATTATATGACATTATTTGAAAGACAAATTACATTTATTAATGATACATTAGTAAAAGCACAAGATATGGGTATTGATTGGGTATTTAATGTTGATGTTGATGAATTATTACATGGAAGATTAAAAATATTAGATAATATTGATAGTAACTATAAATGTCTAAAACTAGAAAATGCTGAGGCAATTTATAGAGAAGAAGAAGCAACTTGTTTTTCTGCGGTTAAATTTTTAAGATGTGGTAAAAATGCCCCATGTCGCGCATATGCTAATGGTAAAAGTGCAGCACGTCCTGAAAAAGGTGTAGAATCACGTGGTGTTCATAATTTTTCATATAATAATAGAGTAGAAGGAAAAAATATTTATAATGTTCCTTTTGAAGATTTACATATACTACACTTTGATTCATGTTCATTAGGATCATGGATAGAAAAATATTATCATTTAAGTAAAAACAGTAAAAATAATATACCATTTCCCTATTATCATCAAAGTATTGATGCATCAGTACAAGCATTTGATGTATATAAAAAACATACAATTGATTATGCAGATAATGTACATAGCACATTAATTTATAATAGAAATGATTAAATAAAAAATTTATTTCTTGCAATTATAAAATTATTATATTTTCCCAAATTAAATTCATATTTATCTACCAATAATTTATATATATTATCTGGATTTGTTTTTACAATTTTTAAGTCTTCTTCTTTAGGCACATTACATTTAGATGTAGCATTTTCAAAATAATCTCTAACTACTTCATAATTATAATTTTCTGGAACATTAGCAACTTCAACAATTTTATCTAATGATTTATATTTTGTAATATAATCATAACTTTTCATTGTACCTATTTTATCTAATGTTGGTAAATAATCACAACCTAATAATATAGTTAAATCAATAAATTGTTTTCCTGTTAATTTTAATTGTTTTAACATCTTATCTCTATCAATTTCTAAAATATTATTATCCTTGGTAGAAAAAAAATTTTTTAATACTCGATCCGCCCCAAATGTTAATAAATCCATATCTTCAGTAGCAACTGCATATACTAATTTTTTTTGTAATAAACATACCATTTGCGCATCTGCTTCTTCTGGGGAATCTACATATGGAATACCTAGTGTTTTTAACATTATTTTTGTTTCTTTAACAATATCATTAGATATTTTAGTACTTTGCATAAAATATGAAATTTTTTTCTCAGGTGTTAAATCTTCTAATAATTTATCTTCCGCATTTTTACGATTATATTGTCTTTTAGTTAATGTATTTTTTTTAATATCAGGTGGTTTTCCATCAAATACAAATACTGGTGTAATTTTATGACTAAGTAATTTATTAATTAAAAATATTAATCCATGTAAATGACTTGTAACAATTCCATCTTTATTTGTTAAATCTTTTCCAGTTTTTCTCATTGCTGAAATATATTTATATAGTACTAAACTAGTATCTATTGCAATTGATTTGTTTTCATAATCTTCATATTTTGTATTTAATATAGAAGATGATGCATATTTATCTAAAAATTTTTTTAAATTTTTAATACCCATTTATATAAATTAAATATATTATTTTATATAATATATTTAATATTTATTTCTCTGATACTACCTTTGAATAAAATTCAGAATCTATTTCCGTATTTCTAGATTCAGCATAATCTATATATTTAACTATTTTATCAAGAACTTCATTTTCTATATTTGTTAAATTAATAAAAACACCATTTATATTTTGACTATGATTTACATTATTTTCTTTTATAATTTTATATATTTCAGTATAATGTTTTTTTGATTTTAAATTATTTATCCTTGTCATAATTCCTTTTTTATCAGACAATGTATATTCCATACTTATACATTTATCTAGATATTAATTAAATTATATAAACGAAAAGAAATAATTATAAATTTAAATTATTTTTTCTGTTATTTTTATATGAGTGATGATTATTTTCCATATCCTAGTGATTTAAATTTTCAATCTAAAATATATAAAAAACGTGAATTTCATTATAATAGATCAAGTAAAAGAAAGAAAATTACAAATTATGATGATCTTGAAAAATATAGAACTGATATTTGTAAGAAAAAATTAAATGCAAATCCACATCAATCTTTTTTATCTAATTTTATTAGACCTTCTACTCCATATAGAGGTGTGTTAATTTTTCATGGTGTAGGTACAGGAAAAACATTAAGTGCAATATCTATCGCTGAAAATTTTAAACAAGAAGTAAGACGTTTTCAAACTAAAATATATGTATTAGTATCTGGACCATTAATTAGAGATAATTGGAAAAATGATATTTTAAAATTTTATGCCAAAGATTATTTAAAAGAAATTCCGTATGATAAAAATAATGAAGAATCAGTTAAAGAAGCTGAAAAATCAGTAAAGTTATTAATCAATCAATATTATAAATTTATGAGTTATAAAACCTTTTACAGAAAAGTTCTCGGAGAAAGAATAGTTGATAAAAAAATAGTTGATAATAAAGTTCAAAAAACTTATCGTAAAAATGATGAAGGTGAATATGAACGTGATGTAGCAGTTGATAAAATAGAATCATTAGATAATACTCTAATAATAGTAGATGAAGCCCACAATTTAACAGGTATTGATCACGGATTAAATAATTATGGTCATGCTGTAAAAAAAGTTATTGATAAATCAAAAAATATTCGTGTAGTATTACTATCAGCAACACCTATGAAAAATTTTGCAGATGATATTATCGAATTAATTAATTTTATTCGCCCTAAACAAGTACCAATATTAAGAGAAAAAGTATTTACTCATGTTAAAAGTTCAGATATGATATTTAAACCAGATGGATTAGAATATTTTAAAGCTATGGCTAGTGGTTATATTTCATATTTTAGAGGTGCAGATCCATTTTTATTTGCTTTAAAAAAAGAAATAGGTGATATCCCACCATCATTAATGTTTACACCACTAATTTTATGTAATATGAGGGATTTTCAATTAAATGCATACTTGGAAATTACAAGTAAATTTGGTGAAGATGCACTTGAAAAAAATTCAGGATCAATATCAAATTTTGCATTACCATATTTAGAAAATAATAAATTAACTTCTGCATATGGAAATGATGGATATAATAAATTATTAAAATTATTAGAGACTAATCATGTTTCATTATGTAATCAAATAAATAAATCAATATTTAATAATAAATATCCTAATTCACAACAATTAATACGATTATCTGAAAATAAATTATCATTTACTGGTGATATATTATTATATCAAAATTTAGAACATTTTTCAAGTAAAATGTATAATTGTTTAAAAAATATATTACAATCTTTTGATGGAAAAAATGGAGCTAGTACTGGATTTGTATATGCAAATTTAAAAACAGTTGGTATTGATATATTTGATGAAATTTTAACAATGAATGGATTTTTAAGATATAAGGAAAGTGGTGAATATGATATTAAAGATAATACAATTGATTATTTATATGGATTAACATATGTTGAATTCAGAAAAAAATATGGAAAAGAAAAATTTTATCCAGCTACTTTTGTAAAATTTACAGGTACAGATGAAGAACAAGAAGAGGAAGAGCCTGATGAAAAAATAAATGTATTAAAAAATATATTTAATGATGTAATAAACAAACAAGGAAAATTAATTAAATTAGTATTAGGAACAAAAGTAATGAATGAAGGTATTACATTACATAATATTAAAGATGTACATATATTAGATACTCACTATAATTTAGGTCGTGTAATTCAAGTAATTGGTCGTGCAGTTAGATATTGTGTTCATTATGATTTAATGAGTAAAGAAAATCCATATCCCGATGTAAATGTATATAAATATGTTGTTAATTTAAAAGAAAAAATAAGTACTGAAATTGAATTATATCGTAAAGCTGAAAAAAAATTAATGTTAATTAAAAAAGTAGAACATGCAATGAAAGAAATTTCTATAGATTGTCCTATTAACTATCAATCAAATATTTTTATAGAAGAGCAAGAAAAATCAAAAAATTGTTTACCACCTGATAAAACAAAAGATGTTAAAAAACAATGTACTGATTTATGTGACTTTTTACCATGTAAATATACATGTGAAGATCCTAAATTAACTTCATTATATGATCCTACAAGTTTAATTTATAAAAGATTAGATAAAGAAAAATTAGATTATTCTACCTTTTTATTAAAATATGCTACTAATGAAATTGATTATGCTAAAAATAAAATAAAAGAATTATATAAATTAAAATATGTGTATACATTATCTGCAATTGTTGATTATGTTAAAAAAAGTTTAAATGAAGATCAAGCAGAATTATTTGATGATTTTTTTATATATCAAGCATTAAGTCATTTATTACCAATATCTGATGATGAATTTAATACATTTTCTGATGTAATTTATGATAGATATAATGTACCTGGTTATTTAATTTATAGAAATGTGTATTATATTTTTCAACCATTAAATCAAAAAGACAATGTTCCTTTATTTTATAGAACTGTATATCAACGAGATTTAATAAATGATTTGAGTATGTCAAATTATTTAAAATTATTTACAATCCCAAAAGAAGAAATTGTTATATTAGAAAAATCAAATTTTGATACTAATTATTATAGTACTAAAAAAGAAAATAGTATTGTTGGTATTATTGATATAAAAGATAATTCTGAAATATTTAAAATTCGTAAAAATATAGATCAATCAGAATTACAAAATAAAAAAAGAGGCGAAGGTATTGTATCTGTTAAAGGTTCAACATGTGAAGATAAAGAAAAATCTGAAATTTTAATGTATAGTAAAAAATTAAATGTAACTGGTATTGAAAAAGATGATTCTCGTCAAAAAATATGTAATCAAATTAAAGAAAAATTAATTCAATTAGAAAAATATAATAAAGAAAATATTACTTATTTAATTATACCTAATAATCATCCTACATTAGAATTTCCTTTAAACATCCATGATCGTAAAGAATATTTAATTAAAAAAGTCGAGGAAATGGATCTTAAAGTAAATATAGATTCTAGTAAAAATAAATATGTGCTAACTGTTAAATCAGATAATGATAATTTAAGAAAATTAGGTTTTAGTAAAGATGGAAAATCTTTTATAAAAGTAATTGAATAAAAAAATTATTCATTCAAATCTGTATTTAACATTCCTTTCCATTGCATAAAAACTATCAATGGTAAACCCATATATGCAGGATGATCAAAATATATTGTCTTATCTGCAGAAACAGATATACTATTTCTCAACATATTATAATGAACTTTATTTTTCTCAAATTCAAGTTCAATTATATAAATTTCCAATGGATTTACCATCGATATTGCATACCCTTCATGAAAATTACAATTTATATTTAATGCATTAAGTAATGTAGTTCTCTTAATTTTACTAGAAAAATAAGTATCATCATCATCAAGAGAATATCCTTCTATATCAACATGTTGGTTATCATCTGTTATTTTAACACTCGTAATATTCCACTTCATTTTGTTCACTATAATAATCTAATTTATAACAAAATTAGATTATTTATTTTTCAATTTTTATTCTATAATCTCATCAATGAGTCCATATGCAAGGCATTGGTTTGGTGTCCACTGAACATCTTTTTTTAACATTAATGATAATTGTGCTCTTGTTAATTTTGTATGAGTTGAATAAATATCTTTAATCATTTCCATATATGTTTTCATATTTTGAACTTCATTTTCGATCTCCGAAAATTTCTGCCACCCAATCCCACTCCTAAGTTCATGAATAAGAAATGTACTATATTTTGTCATAAATCTACGATCAGCAACAACAGAAATTAATGTACATCCTGACGCGGCATATGAATCTACAATTGTATATATTGGAATTGTTAAGGATCGAATGCAATTAATACATCTAAATGTCGCATCAAGAGATCCTCCATATGACGATAGATATAATTTTATAGGAATTTGATCAATACCTAAATTTTTACTCATATTAATTAATTTACTTTGTAAAGTTAATAGTTGCTTGTTTAGTTTTGTAATTGATTCATTTGTAATATCATCTGTAAAATAAATTTTATTATCAACTACATAACTTTCATCACCAGTATTTTTTTTAAAAATTTTACTAAAATCAATACCATGTTCATCATCGTCTTCTTCTTCATTAACTAATTTATTTTTCTTAACACTACCCCCAAATACAATCTTACTCTTTATCATATCTTCTGGATATTCATATAATGTACAACTTCTACGACGTTTCATATTATTGTTATTAACCTCCATTTTATAATCTGTATTATTAATAATTATTTATATAATAAAAAATGAAATTAATATATTTATAAACAAATAATATTATACTATATTAATAGTAAAATGGCAGAAACAACCAGTCTAGTTCTCCCTATTGTCAATACGGTATTATCTACCCGTATATCTCTTTTACCCAAAGATATGAATAATGATTTGTATTACAATTTAAAATTTAATACAGAGAAAAAAGTTCAGGGTAAATGTAATGAATTTGGGTATGTTATTAAAGTTTTAAAAATAGAAGATTATAGTGATGGTGATATTGAAGGTGAAAATTTTTCTGGTTCAGCAGTATATAAAATTAGATATTTAGCAAGTTTATGCGTTCCTGTTGAAAAAACTCAAATTATCACTAAAATCGAAAATATTAATAATGCAATCTTACTGTCAAGTCATGGGCCAATTTCATGCGTTATTACCCCTGATAAAGTGAATATCCAATTATTTTCAAATGAAATGGGAAAATATTATTATAAATCAAAAGAAAAATCTTCTGAAGCAAATAAATCTGGGGACTCAAATATAACTTCCCCTAAAGGGAAAGTTGAACTATCCAAAGGCAATCTAATAAAAGTCACAATCTTATCTAAAAAATTATATAAAAATGATATGATGATAGCTCTTGGATTTTTAGATGAAATGGCCACCCAAGGTGAAATTGATAATTTTTACAAACCCGAATTATTTAACCCAGATGAAGAGGTTATTGAAAGTAATGATTTAGTTGAATTTCATGAAGATGATATTGATTCTAATACAATAAATAAAACAAATGAATTTTTAATTTAAACCAATATTAATATTAAGTTATAGTAATAATTTAATATGAATTATTTTAATAAAAATAATATTGTATGTAATAATTGTGGTAAATCTGGGCATACTCAAAAACAATGTACTGAACCAATAACAAGTTTAGGAATTATATGTATTAAAATGGACAAAGAAAAAATGGATAAATGTATTGATAAACTAGTTCACAAAGAGGAATTTGATGTTAAAAATAATATTGTTGTTAATATTAACAATAATCCAATTGATGAAACAAACATTAATATATTAAATTCTGATATTGAATATTTAATTGTACGTAGAAAACATTCTCTTGGATATATTGAATTTATTAGAGGAAGATATGATGTTAATAAAAAAGAATCCATATTTCATTTAATATCACAAATGTCGCCTGACGAAATTGAATTTTTAAAAACAAAAGAGTTTAAAGAATTATGGGAAGAAGTATGGAAAAAAACGTCATATAATAAAATGTATTTAAAAGAAATGGAAGATTCATTAGAAAAATTTAAATTATTAAATGATGCAAAATTTTTTGATCAAGAATTTGTTAAACATTATAGTGAACCAGAATGGGGATTTCCTAAAGGCAGACGTAATCAAAATGAAAAAAATTTAAAATGTGCATTACGTGAATTTTATGAAGAAACAGGGATAGTAAAAAGTAATTTATTAATATTAAATAAATTTTTTCCAATAAGTGAAACATTTCATGGTACAAATGGGGTATTATATAAACATATTTATTATATAGCATTATATGATAGTGAAGATGAAATTGGATTAGATAAAATTCATGAAGACCAATTAACTGAAATTGGTGATATTAAATGGAAAACTGTGAAAGATTGTTTAAAATTATTTAGACCATATCATGAGGAAAAGAAAAAAGTATTAGTGTCTTTACATAATTATCTAACAAATATTATTGATTTGGATTAAATTTTTATAATAAAAACGTTAATTATATATTTTTTTTAAAAAATATAATTAATGGATACTGACAATTATCAAAAAATAATTTTTGAATTAATTACAATTCAAAAATGGGATGGTGTTGAACAAATATTAAAATCAAACATTGACCCTGATATTCGTGATTCTGCAGGAAATTATTTAATACACTTATTAATTTATAATAATCAAATTAAATTATTAGAATTATTATTAAAATTAGAACCAAGAATAGATATTATAGATCCTGATGGTAAACAAATATGTTATTTACCAATACGTTATAATCAAATAGATATATTAAAATTATTATTAGACTACAATAATATTAATTATGGTATAGATATTACAAATTTTAGAGATATAGAAGAATATTCACCATTATTTTATGCTATTAAATTTAATTCAACAAACTGTGCAAAATTATTACTAGATTATGGTGCAAGATTAAGTACTACTGATAAATATAAAAATACTCCATTACATACAGCATGTTTACAAGGTAAAGAAGAATTAGTTAAATTATTATCAAGTTATTATCCTGAAATGAACCAATTTATTAATTTTGAACAAAAAATACCTTTACATAATTCAATTATTAGTAAGAATATTAAAATTATTAAAGCAATTTTACAAAATAAAGATAATACTGATTTAATTAAATTTCAAGATATAAATGACCGTACATCATTAATGTATGCAATTGAACTCCAATATAATATAATATTAAAAGAATTATTAGAATCAATGTCAACATCACAAATAAATGATATTATGGAGTTACAAGATATTAATGGTAATACACATTATCATCTAGCTATAAAATATAATATTAATTTAGATAATTTTATTAACCCATCTACGGAAGTATGCAAAAAAATAAATATAGATGGGAATACCATATTACATTTATTATTAATAAATAATTTAACAAATTATTTTCCTGATATTTTAACAAACTCATCATTTTTAATACAAAATAATGAAAATAATACAGTACTACATTATTTATTACCTGAAAAATGGAAAAAATATAAAGATATTTTAGAAACTAAAAAATTATCTATATTTTTAAAGAATAAAATTGGTATTAGTCCGTATGATATGTTAGTTTCAAGTAATAATTATAATTTATTTTTAGATATATTAATAAAATCATATTATAATCAATTAATTAATAATCCTAATACTGAATATGTTACTGAATGGGAATCAAAATGTAGTAATAAAAAATTATCATTAGATAATTGTACAGTTGAAATAAAAAATAATATTAATAATGGTATATCATATCCTGAAAAGAAAAAAAATTATTGTATTAATATTACTTCTAAATTAGTAAATAATTCATCATATACTGGTATTACATTAGATATTATTGGTGGTTTAATTGCTATACAAGATTTAGTAAAACAACCAATTAAAACAAGTTTATCCTTACCAAATATAATAAATAATCCAAATTTATCTGATTTTTATGTAAATAATCGTATTATTCGAACTGATTTTTTAAATTTTGAAATAATTTGGTCACATCAAACAATATTTTTTCCTCTTGGATTAGATAATTTATTTTCTAATTTTTTAGATACTAAATATAGATATTTTATTATACCCATTGGTATTGAATTATCACAAGGATCTCATGCAAATATATTAATATATGATAAAGAGTATAATTTATTAGAACGTTTTGAACCTGATGGATCAAAACCACCCAATGGATTTTATTATTTTCCCGATGAATTAGATACATATATATATCAATATTTTACTAAATTAATAAAAAAAGACTTTGAATATATATCACCTACAGATGGAAGTCCTAGAATTAGTTTTCAAAGATATGAAATATTAGAACAAAATAGTAATATAGCTGATCCACGTGGATATTGTGGTGCATGGTGTTCATGGTATTGTTATCAAAGAATAAGAACTGGTATTAAAATGAAAAAATTAATACCAAAATTATTGCAAAAAATAAGGGGATCTAATCTTACATTTAAACAAATTATTAGAAATTATGCATCTATTATGGCAAATAATAGAGATAATTTATTAAAAAAATCTGATTTAACATTAGATGATTGGTTTAATAATATTACTCATGATCAACTTTTATCATTAGCGCAAAAAGTATCTAAATAAAATTTATATATAATTAATCCTAACATTACACCAATTAGTAATGTAATTGGATTAAAATGAAATAATAAATCAGATGTAATATTTTCATAATCTTCTTTTGGAGAATGTTGCATTTGTTTAATTATTTCATCTTTACTTTGTATTTTATTATTATTATTTACAAATGATTCGGTAGTAACAACTGGTGGTTTTGAATATTCTTTATGATAATAATCAAATACATCTTCAATAGATCGTGTATTTTGTTTATTTCTTTTACGCACATCATTATGTAAATCATTAATAAATGTTATTAGTGTATCACGATCTTTAACAATATTATCTAAATATTGTGTATGTTTATCTATAAAATCTTTATAATGTATTCTACAATTTTCACATGGTAATAGATCTTTTAAAGATAACAACATGTTTTTTGCAGATGTTTTTTCACTATCAGTTGGTGATAATGGATAACCCATTGCTGCAGAGTCTAAAAAAAACCATGTTTTTGGTCCCCAATGTAAAGGTGATAAATTTATTCTATTATCCATTTATATATTATAAATATAAATATTTTATAATATTTAAACAAATAATATTTTGGGATTTTTTTGTATATCATCTCTAATTTTTCTTGTTCTTTCTTCATCTAGAATTAATAATTTCTCAAGAGACATTTTATCATTATCCGCATAATACGGAAATTGAATTATATTACTTAATGGTTTTCTAGGAATAACAATTTCATATTGTTTATCATTTCTTAGAATTTTAAATTTTAAAGTATCTTTTTCTTTTTCTAGAAACATGCATGTAATCCATGTATCAAAATTTATATATTGATTAAATTTATCAAAAAACATTACAGGTCGTTTATTTAGTATCTCAATAGGAATATCTTCAATTGTCAATATAATATCATCTTTGATTAAACAATTATCATATAATTCCCAATTTTCTTTAACATATAATTTATTATCATTATTAATACTTAATCCATAATAAAGATTTGAATAATGATAATCTTGTCCATTAATTATCTGTTTCAAAGTATACGTATTAATAATAATTGATTTATTATTAAAATGTGTTACAACCATCCCCGTTACTTTATTATTATAATGAATTACTGTACCAATTTCAGTAATAATATTAATATCATGTGCATAAATAGATGGCAAATATTTTGTCCAAAAACTAATATTAATATCATTAACATTATCTAATTTTACTTCATTTAAATATTGATTTTTCTTTGGAAAATTAAGTGTTAAATCACTCGCTTGATTAACACCATTATATTTTATATTCCAAATTCTAATTAAAAATGGCATTGCTAATCTAGAATTATTTAATTCAATTACATTATCATTGATTGTACATATCACATTTGGTAAATGAGAAAAATGAGTTTTATCAATATTAAATGGTGAAAGAATCGCAGTTTGATCATAATAACTTATGATCAAACCACGTTGGGATCCAGCAAGTGATCCATCTGGATTTATATAATCAAGTTTAATACACCCTTCGGTCATTTTTATTATATTATATAATACTAATCTAATATAATAAATTATCAATTTTTCAATTTTTCTCTAACTAATCTAAATACATTTAATAATCGTTTATTATATAATTTATTTCTAATATTATCTACTTTTTTATCTGTTTCATGTAATAAATATTTTTCAATTATATCAGGTGTTAAATTCATATAAAATATATATTTTTCTTGCCATCTAAATAAATTATTTTCTAATGGATCTATTATTGCAGGTACAATTGCTGGTAAATGTAATATTTCATTATATGAAATTAAATGACTTAATGTTATAGATAATTCCTTTGTTTCTTTGTTTTCTTTGTTTTCTTTTTTAATCCCAAATATTTTATTACCTGTTACAATAGAAAATGGATCTAATGTAGATGTTTTATAATCTGTTCTATCATCTATATTAGATATTATTCTTTCAACATAACTTGATATATATATAAAATCAATTGTCTGATTATTTTCAAAATAAGGAATATAACTTTTATATTTTTCTACCCAATTATTTACAATATTTACTAATGTGTGATTTCTAAAATATATCTTTATTAATCTCATTATTTCATTATGATCTAATCCATATTGTTCACAACATGATTTAATTCTTACTTCATCAATATCTGTTTCATTCTCATATATACATAATAGTTTTCTTTTTTCTTCATCCTTTGATTCGTAATTTTTAAGAATACTCGTAATTTCAGATGATAATTTAGATGAGTTATTAAATCTATAGTTATCAAATTCATTAATTATTGTGTCAGGATTCATTATTGATAATCTCGGTAAAGCTAATTTTATTTTTTTAAATATCTTAACATATACATTTAGATCACTTGTTTTATCACCAAAATACTTTAATAATACACTATTATCAGATATCTCATATCCTTTTTTTGT